TTAATCTTCTTAGACGAATTTGCGTTTGTGCCACATAATATGGCAGTTGATTTCTTTACATCAACCTATCCAGTTATTTCTTCTGGTCAAACCTCAAAGGTTATTATTGTATCCACACCTAATGGTTTGAATTTGTTTTACAAGATGTGGACAGATGCCATTGAAAAACGCAGCCTCTATAAGCCGGTTGAAGTTCATTGGTCTATGGTGCCAGGCCGAGATGATAAGTGGAAAGAAGAAACGATACGCAATACTTCCGAAGAACAGTTTCGGCAAGAGTTTGAAACTGAGTTTATTGGTTCTTCGGCCACGCTGATTTCAGGTGCTAAGTTGCGGTCATTAAGTTTCTTTAATCCAATCTCATCTATTGAAAATGTGGATGTCTATGAGAATCCAATAGAAGGCCATCTATACATCGCAACTGTTGACTGTGCCGAAGGCGTTGGTGCCGATTATTCTACTATTAACATTATAGATGTTTCACAGGTGCCGTATAGGCAGGTTGCTAAATACAGAAGCAATAAGTTACCTTTATTGTTCTTCCCAACTATCATTTATAGTTTGTGTAGAAGGTACAATGAAGCCTTTATCTTAGTTGAAACAAACAATATTGGCCAACAAGTGGTAGACATTCTACACTATGATTTAGAGTATGAGAATGTTTACAAAATTGACCACCATCACATTAAAGGCCAAACAATCTCTGGTGGCTTTAAGAGGGCTACAAGTTTTGGTATTAAAACCACCAAAACAGTTAAAAAGATTGGTTGTGCCAATCTAAAAACACTTATAGAATCTGATAAGTTAATTATTAATGACTTTGATACCATCGCAGAAATGAATACCTTTGTTCGTGTTCGTGATAGCTACTCTGCGGAAGAAGGCAATAATGACGATTTGGTGATGGGGCTGGTGCTCTTTGCTTGGCTAAGCGCACAGTCCTATTTTAGAGATGCTACAAACATAGACATACGAAGGGTTCTATTACAAGAACAAAACATGTTGGCGGAAGAAGATTTAGTGCCCGTAGGTTTCATAGATGATGGTCGGAGAGAAGAAGTTTTGGTAGATTCAGGTGATGTTTGGACAGAAAAAGGGTATCTTTCTTCAACTTTGTAAAAAACTAAATAGATAATAAATAGAAATTGACCCAATAAACAAAAGGAGAAATCCATGGCATTTCAATTATCCGCAGGGGTAAATGTATCAGAAGTTGACCTGACTACAATTGTCCCATCAGTCGCCACTTCCATTGGCGCATTTGCTGGACCTTTTGCGTGGGGACCAACTAATGAAGTAATTACTATATCCGATGAAGTTCGTCTTGCTAGTAGATTTGGCAATCCGGACTCTACAAACTATGAATACTGGTTCTCAGCTGCAAACTTCCTAGCATACACAAATAATCTTAAAATTGTTCGTGCTGCCAATACCGCTTATTCCACATTAAATGCATCTGCTAATACAGCTGGTGCAATTTTAATTGAAAATGAAGATGACTATTTAGCAAATCACGCAACAGCAAACACAACAAACGGCCCGATGGTTGCCAAGTGTCCTGGTGCTCTTGGTAATTCGTTGCGTATTTCAATGTGCCCAAGTTCAAAGGCATTTTCTTCCAATCTAACTGTTACCGATTCCCTAAGAGCTAATGCGGTCAACTATTTGGTAGACAACACCACAGTTATTAATGTTAACGGCACAGCAAATGCAGCTGCAAACTTAATTGCTGGTGATTTAATTTCTGTTGATGGTGGTTCATCTTACAATCGTGTTGCTTCTGTTAATGCTACGGCTATTACAGTAACTACTGCTCTGTCAGCAAACATTACAGTTGGTACAGCAGTTCTTCGTAAATGGCAATATGCTGACCAATTCAAAGTTGCTCCAGGCACTTCCGATTATGCTACATCTAAATCTGGTGCAAATGACGAAATTCATATCATTGTAATTGATGAAGATGGTAACTTTACAGGTACTGCAAATAATGTTGTAGAAAAATGGGCATTTGTATCTAAGGCAGCCGATGCTAAAGATTCTAGTGGAAGCTCAATCTATTATCCAAATGTATTAAATCAACAATCTGAATATGTTTGGTGGACAGGCCATCAACCAGGTGCAACCAATTGGGGTAGCAACGCACAAGGCGTAACATTCAATGAAATCCGTGTACCATTTAGTGCTTCAATGAGTGGTGGTGCAGATGGTACGATTACGACCGCCAATGTGGTTAGTGCTTATGCTAAGTTTGCAAATGCGGACTCTGTTGATATTTCACTAATTATTTCTGGTCCGGCCAATGCAACAATCGCAACAAGCTTAATCAGCAATATTGCTGAAGTTCGTAAAGATTGTTTAGTATTTTTATCACCAGAGAGAGCCGATGTAGTAAATAATCCAGGTAATGAAGTTACTGACTCTCTTGCCTATCGTGATTCTTTAACCTCAACTTCTTTTGCAGTTATGGATTCTGGTTGGAAATACCAATACGACAAATATAACGACACATACCGCTATGTTCCATTGAATGGTGACATCGCTGGTCTATGTGCAAGAACAGACCTAGAGCGTGACCCATGGTATTCACCAGGCGGTCTCAATCGTGGTATTATTAAAAATGTAATTAAGCTCGCATACAATCCAACAAAAACAAACCGTGATGACCTCTATATAAAAGGCATTAATCCTGTCGTTTCATTCCAAGGTGAAGGCACAGTATTGTTTGGTGATAAGACGATGTTAAGCAAACCATCTGCGTTTGACCGCATCAATGTTCGCCGTTTATTTGTTGTGTTAGAAAAATCAATTGCTCGGGCTGCAAGGTTCTCGCTGTTTGAGTTCAATGACCAGTTCACAAGAGCACAGTTTGTAGCACTTGTAGAACCATTCTTGCGTGATGTCCAAGGTCGCCGTGGTATTACTGACTTCCGTGTTGTTTGTGATGAAACAAATAATACAGGTGAAGTCATTGACCGCAACGAATTTATTGGTGATATTTACATTAAACCTGCTCGTTCTATCAACTTTATTCAACTTAACTTTGTTGCTGTTCGCACAGGTGTTTCGTTTGATGAAGTTGTAGGACAGTTCTAAATAGAGAAACGGGAGAAAAATAAATGGCATTCAATGTAAACGAATTTAGAAGTCAAATGATTGGGGACGGAGCTCGTCCAAATCTATTTGAAGTTTCTATGCCATTTCCTGCGTTCTCTGCACCAGGAAATGCTCAAACAAAATTAACTTATATGTGTAAAACAGCACAGATACCAGGCTCTACGCTTGGTGTCGTACCTGTTCAATACTTTGGTCGTGAATTAAAATTTGTAGGTAATCGTACCTTTACTGATTGGACAATTACAATTATTAACGATGAAGATTTTGTCATTCGTAACGCCTTTGAGCGTTGGATGGCAGGTATCAATTCGCATAATTTGAATGTTCGTAATCCAGCTGCGTTAGCGCCACTTGGTTATTCAGTTGATGGCGATGTCACACAATTTGGTAAAAATGGTAACACATTAAAGAAATATAAATTCATAGGCTTATTTCCAACCGATTTGACACCAATTGATGTTGATTGGGGTTCAAATGATACAATTGAGGAATTTACAGTAACTTTAGCATTCCAATGGTGGGAAGCATTAGAATACGGTGTAGTGTAAAAGGAAGGCTTCGGCCTTTCTTTCTTTTTAGGATGATATATTAATGGCAATAAAACTATTTGGTTTCACACTTGGCTCAAAAGACATTGTTCAGAAGCAGGATCCTGCTCAACAATCTTTTGCTTTGCCAACAGAGGCACTCGATGATGGTGCCGTCACAATTACACAGAATGCCTACTATGGCACATATGTTGACTTAGAAGGTTCTGTTCGTAATGAATTAGAACTCATCACTCGGTATCGTGAAATGGCCAATCATCCTGAATTGGAGATGGCCATTGATGATATTGTCAATGAAGCAATCACCCATGATGTTACAGGAAGAACTGTTGATATTATAACAGATAAGTTAAAGCAACCTGAAACAGTCAAAAAGAAAATTCACGAAGAATTCCAAAATATTCTTAAAATGCTTAACTTTGGTAATCTTTCTGATGACCTATTTAAGCGTTGGTATATTGATGGTCGTATTTACTATCATGTCGTGGTTAACGAAAAAGATCCAAAAGCAGGCATACAAGAGCTAAGATACATTGACACCCGCAAGATTCGTAAGGTGCGTGAAGTTAAAAAAGGTAAAGACCCAAAAACTGGCGCTGATATTATTGATTCTATTGCCGAGTATTATGTTTACTCTGACCGAGGCACAGCTGCACAATCGTATGGTGCTTCTATCAATGCTGGTTTAAGAATTGCTGCTGACGCCATAATT